ACAATAACAGCAACAAACATTACGACAACAGACTTAACTGTAACAGATGACTTGACCTTAACTGATGACTTAACAATCGGTGGTACAGCAATGGTCACTGGTGATTTTCAGATTGGTTCAACAATGAGTGTCTACGGAACAGCAGTATTCAACGCTGATTCCAATATGGCTTCTGGTAAAAGATTTAGCACAGATAAGTTAACAGTTGGTCAAACAGCCACAATTCACAGTGCCGATATTACAACAGTAGATATTAACAATGGTACAATTGATGGCACAACTGTAGGCGCATCAACATCATCAACCGGACGCTTCACAACTGTAGGTACAACATCATTAACAGCGGGTACGGCTGACTTAAATGGTGGTACAATAGATGATATGACGATTGGCGCAACAACGCCCTCAACAATCGTAACAACAGATTTAACAGCAACAACAGTAGACATTAACGCAGGTACAATAGACGGTACTGTCGTTGGTGGAACAACACCAGCGGCTGTATCGACCACATCGTTAGTCGCAACAACAGCCGACATTAACGCTGGTACAATTGATAATAGTGTTATTGGCGCAACAACGCCTGTAGCAGGAACATTCACAACAGCAACAGCAACGACTGGTGATATTACAACAGTAAACTCAACAACAGTTAACGCAACGACCGTAGACATTAACGGTGGAACAATTGATGGTACAACTATCGGTGGTTCAACATCAGCAGTAGGCACATTCAGTACGATGAACAGTGCCAACGCAGTCATCACAGGTGGTGATATCTCTGGTGCTGATATCGATTTAAGTGGTCAATCAATTACATTCCAGGATGATAATATCTCTGGTGATGCTATTCACGGTGGAACAATCAGTAACTTTGCTTCTACTGGAATAGATGATAACGCAGACCAAACAGTTCTTACATTAGGTGCTGATGAAGTAGCCGCTTTTGCGGGCGCTGTAACAATCGCTGGTAATCTTACAGTAAGTGGTACTGAAACAACAGTTAACACAGAAACAATTAACCTAGCAGATAATTCAATTTTACTTAACTCTAATCATACTGGTACACCAACACAAGAAGCAGGAATAGAAGTTAACAGAGGAACAGGTGACGGCACAAACAGAAATGTTAAGTGGGTCTGGGACGAAACAAACGATTACTGGACAGCAAGTAGATACAGTACAGATAGTAGTTCTTGGATACCTGGCAGTCTTGGTGGTGGTATGAGCGTAAGTGTTACGGGCACAGTTCAAGGTGTTAATGTAATTGCAACTGGCTCTGGAATCTTTGATAACTTTCTTCGGTCTGGTGATGTAGAATTTACAGGTGGTGATATTACAGGAATAGATACATTTAGTATGGCATCTACTGGAACATTCACAGCGCCAACAATGACAGCAACATCTGTAATCAACACACCAAAGATACAACCAACTAGTACACCAAACGATGATGATATCGAACTTGAAGCATTAGACTTTATGATTGACGCTAGAATTGTTCAGACAGGTACAGATAGTACAGTGGACAACGTTGCTCTCTTAAAGGGAGTAAGTGCGAATGGTTTTAAGTTAAACGACTGGACAGACAATGACCGAAGCGGTACAGCAGATGGCTTACTCGTTGAATTGGGTACTACTTCTGAATTTAGAAACTTAAGAGTTGACGGTAATACATATCTCTCTGGTTATGAAGGTGATGTAACTATTGGCGCTCACGCATCCAACTCGTCTACGGCTCTTGGACGAACAGCAATCAACAAAGCAGATGTAATATTAAAGGGTGGTGAATTACACTTTGATAGTGGTAGAGGTAATGACGGACAAGACACAAGTACTCCTGATACAGCAACAGACTTCCCGAAGATTGGTACTATCAATAAAAACAGCGTATTAAATGGCTTGGGAAATGTATTGGCAGTAAAAGCATACAACGGTATGAATGTTTACACAAATCGTAACCACGATGACGTTGACGATGGACAAAACTGGACAAGTTCTAACGACTTAATGGGTAATCAAGGTGAAATTAACTTCTATGGTGACGTAGATGTTCAAGGTACATTAAATGTACTATCCGCATCAACTATTAGTAGTGTAAACATATCAGGTGGTCACATTACAAACACCGCTGATATTATTCCTGACGGGAATAAGACAAGGTCATTAGGTTCACCAACAGCAATGTGGAAAGATGTTTATGTTGGACCAGGTTCATTGTACGTCGACGGACATAAAGTATTAGGTTCAGATGCGACAGGACAGATTGATATTAGTACTGATGATGACCAATCATTAAACATTACAGCAGGCGCTTCAGGAACATCAGGCGACATTACAATTAGTTCTGCTGGAAATACAACATCTATTAACGACACGACAATTTACTTAGGCCCGTCAACTGGTGGTGCCACAATTACGGCTCGTGGAACATTAGAAGCACCAGACTTGCACAACGGTGCTTTAGAATTTAGTGGTACTTTGATTAACCAAACAGATAGCAATCAAAACCTAGAGATAAGAACAAACGGATCAGGTTATCTTCACGCAAATGTGGCTGACTTGTATGTTGGTCCTATTGATGGCGCCGTTAAGATTGACGAGAGTAGTATCTCTGTATCAAATACAAACGGTGACTTAAATCTCGTATCAAACGGTACAGGTGCTGTAACAATTGACGAATTAACAATCTCTCAATTTTCAGCAGGTGGAGAAAATGGTAACAAAATAGCCGCTGACGAGAACAGAGTACTAATGTTAAACGCATCAGGTAACGCAGGTTATGTTTATTCAGTAGCACCATCATTCTGGCTTGGTGACGGTAGTTCAGGAGCATTCTTTCAGTCAAACTCAAGTGCCGCTTCAACGCTTAAGCCTTGGGGACAAAATATGCACATCGGACCATATGTAACTGGTGGTCCAACATTTAATGTAACATTTGAAGGTGACTTAACTGGTGATGTAACTGGTGATTTAACAGGTGATGTAACGGGTGATGTAACTGGTGATTTAACTGGTAACTTAACAGCAAACGCAACAACAGAGCAGTTAACGACAAAGAAGATTATCTCAAACAAAGATGGGCTCAGTATTCCTGGTGTACCAGCGTGGGGTGGGTTTAGTTTCTTAAATGGTGGTGGTGGAATTGCTTCAACAACAACTCCGAATACAGGTTATCCTTTCGTCGCAATACAACAGTCAGCGTCAGGACAGTCTCAACCACAAGCAGCCTACTTTATTAACAATATGGAATATGATATCTCTGGTGGTCTAGCAGGACACGGTGTTCAAGTTTCATTCGCAGCCCAAGATGAGACTGGTAAACTACTAGATATCGCAAGTAACTTATGTAAGTTAAGAGGTGAAACAGTTTCTGGCTCAGCAGGTAGTTCAACTGTAGATAGTTGGGGTGGCGAATACACTTTAAGCGTAACAGGTAACGCAGGTAGTGGTGCCAATAATGTAACGACAAATGTATTAACAGCAAATACAGATTTCACTGAAGTATCAACAGAGTTAAGAGTTGTAGATAAACCTGGCAACTCAGGTAGCACAGCATTAAGTGGTATCTATCTCACATATGATGGCGCTCAAACAGGCTCACCAACAGGACACATCTCTTTAAGAAACGACGGCACATCAACAACAACAGAATTGATGGAATTAGAAGAAGACAGAGTATCACATCAAGTTATTCAGAAGCAGTACAAAGCATCTAGTGACCCATCGGGTGAAGCAGGCGACACATACTTTAATACGACCACAAATAAGTTTAGAGGTCATAATGGCACAGCGTGGGTAGACTTAGGATAATGGATAAGATTAAAACAAAAAGAAAAGTAACTATGATTGAGCCATCTACTGAACAAGATGTTAAACAAAATACGATTGATATTATGATTATGAAAAATGATTTAACAGAGATTAAAACGAACCAAAAACATTTAGATGGACAAATTGATAAGATAGACAAGAAAGTAGAAAAGATTGACGGTCGTCTATGGGCTATTATGCTCTTGGTCGTTGGTTCAGCAGTAGCAAATTACTTTATGTAAATTAACCTCATACCAGAGGGAATAAAAGGGAGAAAGATATGAAAGAAGACAAAGAGGTTAAGAAGAAAGCAGGAAGACCAAAAGCAAAGTTAGATGTAGAAATGATTGAGAAGTTAGCAACGATACACTGTACACCGAGAGAGATGGGTTACATTATGGGTGTTGACCACAGAACAATCATTAAACATCACGGAGACTTAATTGAAAAGGGAAAATCTTTAGGCAAAATGAAATTGAGAAAAAAGCAAATGGAAGTAGCATTACAAGGCAACGCAACGATGCTTATCTGGTGCGGGAAAAATTTTCTTGGACAGACTGATAGTCCTATTAGTGATGACGATGCTAAAGTATTACCTTGGAATGATGAGATTTAAGGAGTAGAATATGCCAAAGGGTAAAGGAACATACGGTAAGAAAAAGGGTAGACCACCAAAGAAGAAGTCTACTAAAAAATAAGGAATAGATTATGGCAAAGTTTAAAGGTTCACAATGTTTAACAGGTGATTGTGGTGGTCACAAAGCAGGCTTCTCGTATGCTAATCAAGGTGGTGGTAAACCATCTCCGTATTCGCCCTCATTCAATAATGGTATGAAGATTGCTCAAGGTACATTTGAAACACCAGCGGCAAAAGCGAAAAGATTAGCCGCTAATAAAAAGAGAAGACAGAAGAAACAACAGAATTTATTAAAGACAGCAACAACAGGTACATCTCCTGTAACGACAGGATTGATTGGTGGTGTAGCAATATCTTTAACAACTAAACAAATAACAAAAGAGGACACTGACCTTTAATGGCATTAACTGACCCACAGAAAACAGTTGCGAGAAGCACAGCAAGGTTTAGAACCCTTGCGGCGGGACGTAGATATGGAAAAACTTTTTTGCTTCGTAATCAACTTGCCCGATTTGCCGCTGAACCAGGTAAAACTGTTCTGTATGTTGCGCCAACTTATCGTATGGCGAGAGACATTCAATGGGTTCCATTAAAGAGTAAATTGATTGAATTAAATTGGGTTAAGAGTATTAACGAGAGTAGATTAGAAATCATATTAGTTAATGGCTCAAAGATTATGTTAAAAGGAGCCGACAACCCGGACTCGATGAGAGGTGGTTCGTATTCATTCATATGTATCGATGAGGTAGCAGACATAAAGCCAGAAGCGTGGACAGATGTATTACGCCCAACACTATCAGCAGAAGAACCACCAGGACACGCTATGTTCGTGGGTACACCAAAGGGTGTTGGTAATTGGTTCAAAGACTTGTATGATATGGCATTAACACACGATGACTGGGAGAGTTTTTCTTACACGACATTAGAGGGACAAAACGTGGACGCTGAAGAAGTAGAAGCCGCAAGAGATATGCTTGATAGTCGTACCTTCTCTGCTGAATATGAAGCCAGTTTTTTAACCGCGACAAATCAAATCTATTATTCATTCCACGATGATAATGTAAAGCAGTGGGAAGGTGATGCGAATGACTTAAAAAGATTGTTCTTATTTACAGACTTTAACGTATCCCCGATGGCAACTCTCATAGCAGTACCAACAGCAACAGGCTTGCATATCGTGGACGAACTATGCCTTTTCTCAAGCAATACCGATGAGATGGTAGAAGAAGTAAGAAACAGATATCCTCATCAACATATTACAGCGTGGCCAGATCCTGCAGGAACCCAGAGAAAAACATCAGCAGGTGGACGAACAGACATATCAATATTACAGAACGCAGGCTTTTTAGTCAAGTACAGAAAGAAACACCCTGCTGTTAAAGACCGTACAAACGCAGTCAATTCACTTCTGCTAAATAGTAATGGTGAACGAAGGTTGTTTATTGACCCTAAATGTAGAGAGTTGATTAAGTGTTTAACAAGGTTTTCGTACAAAGAAAATACAATGATACCAGATACTGGTGGAAAAATTGATTACTCACACTTCCCAGATGCTTTGGGATATGGTGTTGAATTTATGTTCCCAGTAACTAAACAAATACAAACTCAACCAAGACAATCTTATGGAGTTTATTAAAGGAGATAACGATGATAACAGAAGGTACAGTAACTAAAGTTCATAAGATTTATGAAACTCATCTTCCTAGATGGAGATATTATTACGCATCTTTCAACGGTGGCTTTGACTATCGTAAAAGTTCTTTAGAGATGCTTCGTAGATACTTAAATGAAGACACTCAACCAGGCGCACAGTATGAAAATAGACTGATGTACACAGCATTAGAAAACAGTTGTAAATTAGTAGTAGATACATACAGAGCATTCTTATTCAGAGCATTACCGTCAAGGACATTAGGCAATCTAATTAACTTGCCGTATGTACACGATTTCATTTCTAATGTAGATTATGACGGGAATGGACTGGACGATTTTATGAAAGAGGCAAACTCATTAGCAATGATTTACGGGCATATTTGGGTATTGGTTGATAAGCCATCAGTCGGCGATGGTAGGTCCCTTACATTAGAACAAGAAGTCGAATTAGATGTTCGTCCATATGCCCAACTTATTTCACCGGAGAACGTAATGGATTGGCAGTACACTCGTGTACTAGGTAGACAAATACTTACATATCTTAAACAAAAAGAGAGTGAAGACGAAGAAACTTTAGTTGTAAAAATATGGACACCAGAAACAATCACAAGATACTCATTAAACAAAGACACAGGTAATGTTACTTTGATTGACGAGATAGCAAATGAGATTAACAGAATTCCAATTGTAATGTTAAAAGCAAACCCATCACATACTCGTGGTTTAGGTATCTCTGATTTGGCTGACGTAGCAAAGATACAACAAGCAATCTTTAACTTAATGAGTGAAGCAGAACAGGCTATTAGAATAAGTTCGCACCCATCATTGGTAAAAACTAGTGATACGGATGCGAGTGGCGGTGCCGGGGCTATTATCAACATAGATGATAATTTGCCAGGTGACTTGAAGCCATACTTATTACAGCCATCAGCGGCTAACATAGATTCCATCATTAAACTATTAAAAGAACATCAGGCGATGATTATGACGATTACGCATCTCGCCGCTATCAATACGGTCTCAACCGTAGCGAAGTCAGGTGTTGCTTTACAAACAGAATTTACTATGCTCAATACTCGCCTAGGCGATAAAGCAGACAGTTTAGAAAGATTAGAAAATCAGATTTGGGATTTATTCCAAGTATGGTCTGACTATGAAGCAGACGACACTTTTCTAATTGAGTACAAAAAGAAATTTGACCTTCGGGACGAAGTTACTGACTTAACTAATCTTAACGCAGTAAGGGAAATGAATATCCAGTCAAAGACTTTGAACAATGAAATTGAAAAACAAATTGCCAAAATCATTATTCATAACGGAGATGTATTAGAAGATATCGTAGAAGAAATTGATTCCAATACAGTCATAAATACATCTGAATAACAACAACACTCCAAAGGAGGATACTATGACTAACATAGACCAACAAGTAGGCACCAGCGAGCAAATAGAAGAAACTGAAACTTCTGCTGAACAAATTCAGGCAACAGAGCGTTCATTTACACAAGATGAAGTTGACGCAATCGTTAAGGCACGCTTAAACAAGCAGTCTAAAAAATACGAAGATGTTAACCTAACAGAGTACAGAACACTCAAAGAAGAAAAAGAAAACATTAAATTAGAAGAACAGAAGGCAAGAGGTGAATTTGAGTCCATCTTAAACGAACAGAAAAACAAGTTCGAACAGAGGTTCAATTCATTATCGCAACAACTCCACAAGGAGAAAGTCGATGGCGCTATTCTTAAGGCCGCAGGGGCACGCAACGCAGTAAATCCAGAGCAAGTTGCTCAACTTTTACAAAGTCGTGTACGCCTGTCTGACGACGGTGAAGTCCAAGTTCTCAACGATAGAAACGAAGTGATGTATGATACTGATAACGCAACACCGGTTTCAATTGATAATTTAGTGAATAATTTTCTGGACTCTTCACCACATTTCTTAAGAGCGGGTCCGAGTGGTTCGGGTTCAACTGGAAATGTAGGGGAATCAGTAGACACTGAAACAGATATTTCTTCATTAGACTTATCTGACCCGGCTCAAAGAGCGATTTACGCCAAATTAAAGCGTAGTCGTTAAATTTTAAAATAACACTTTTATCTTAAGGAGATAATAATGGCAACAGTAACAAATACAAATGTAACTAACCCAGGTGATATCGCAGGCTTGCTCGTAAACGCTAGACAAGATGCCATATTTGCTGGTTATGAAAGTTCAATCTACCTTCCAGGCGTTTTAGCAAACATCTATGATGTACCTGCAGGTTCAGTAACAGCACAAATCCCAAAGTTTACAGCAGTAGCAACAACTGATGTTGAAACAGAAGCACACGATGCCACTTCGGCAGCGATTGCAGAGTTAGACATCATCAACGTAGCAAACGCTGGTGTAAATGTAACAGCACAGTCGTACGCGGCAAGAGCAATGTTAAAAGACCTTGGTGGCGCTAACGCTTCAGGTGTTGGAACAGTTCTAGGTCGTGCTGTATCAGAGAAATTCGATACAGACTTTTCTGGTCTTTTCACAGGCGCAACAAATTCAGTTGGCGCGGCAGGTGCCGGTCTAACTGTGGCTCTAGTAGCACAAGCAGTTCAAAAAGTTCGTGCGAACAAATTCGCTGGACAACTATGGATGGTTTTACACCCAAGTCAAGTAGAAGACATTCTATTAGAACTTGCTGGTACAGCGGCTATTCCTGGTTCTGGTGGTGACGCTATGAACGAAGCGATGCGTGAAGGTCTAGTAGGTCAGATGTTTGGTGCAAATATCGTACAATCAACGTCTTTAGTTAAAGATGGTTCTGATGACTTTACAGGTTGCGTATGGGCTGAAAACGCTTTTGGTATCGCAATGTTTAAAGGACTAGATGTTTCTAGTGCGACTAACATTACAGGATTAGGCACGGATATCGTTGCTTCATTACACGCTAAAGCGGCTCTAGTAGACGCCTCACGTGCTTGTAAAATCATATCAGCGGAGTAAATCTAAATTTTAATCTAGGAGAATAAGTATGGCAAATTATGCGACAAATTCCGACTTAACTGATTATGTACCCGATATCTTCGAACACGGAGTAGCGAGTTTCACTAATGAGTTAACAAGAGCAACAGATACAGTCAACAAACGCATTAAAGCAGAATGGTGGACTAAATCGCCAACATTATTTGACGATGCAAAGTTACGTGACGCTCAATGGGTTGAAGTGACTGTTTACGCGGCACTTGCTCTGCATATTCTTCCTAGA